TAACCCGCCTCCACGAATTTTCGAGCGGCCTGGGTCATTTCCTTTAATCGGGTCTGTTCCGTTTTCCGGAGTTGATCGAGACGAGCCTTAGCCTTGATCCGTGCTTGCTTACGCGCATGAGAGGAGGTGAACTCCTGGATCTTGGCTTCTTCTGCGGCGACCGCCGCCGCAATCCGCTCCTTCGATTGTTGTTTCGCCTCCTCCAATTCCTTTCTGATCGTCTGTTCTCGCTCCTGCGCCGCTTGCCTTTGTTTTGCCACAGCCTCCCTTCCCGCGAATTGCCCCTCGGCCGTGGGGTCGGCCTTCCCCATAATCACCGCCGGATCTAAACGGTGACGGGCAATCTCCGACCCCGTCGTAGAATGGCGTTTTACCACCGTCACCCCCATAACCTCTCCCTGTTTGTTTTTGTGGATCTGGTGAACCTCGGCGGTTTTTTTGCGCTCCGTTCCCGGATGTTTATAATGAACCTTCATGCCGGGAGCCAGTTTCGCCTTGTGGGGCTTGCCCCATGCCCCGCCAATCATGGCCCAATGACCGCCACTGTGAGAACTGCCTTCGCCGGGATCGGTATACTTGCGTTGCGTGCCCTTGACCAGGAACCCCCACGCCTGCGTCACGGGGGTCGGGGGTTCCGGCGACGGGACCAGACTCTTCATTAACGCGCTAAAGTCCGATAAGCTGAAACGGAGCATGTTGATGGTCCTCTTTCCCTGGTTCCGGTTCCTCGTCCGCCGTCTCTTCGTGGTCCCGCAACGCCTGGTATGCGGCATTATCAGCCAGACGCAGTTCATGCGCCTGGTGTACGGCGTCCAGATAGGCTTGCAAGTCCTTGTCCGGGGGACGGTCTTCGTCCTTCAGTCCCCCCTCGACCCACTGCTTGATCGCGGGGCGCAACCGTGAAGCCGTCGCTTCGGCGTCCTTCAGTTGCTTCAGCGTTTCCGCTTGGCCGTCTTGGAGCGCGGCAACCAGCCGTGTTTGCATGACAGAAATCGCCGCCAGCGATTGGTGATGACGGGTGCGGATTTCGTCGGGATGAGGCAGGGGGTTCTTGAGTAAGCGTTTCATTTATGCCACCTTTCTAATCGTCCAGCCCCAGGACTTTTTGAGTTTCTTGCGCCAGTAGGACACCATCGTCTTTAATTCCTGTTGGGCATAATAGTTTCCGGTCTGTCCTATGGTTTTTAGTAGGTCTACCGCATCGGCAGGCGTCATTTGCTTGGTATAGACCTGATGCCCCAATCGTAAGGATGCCTCCTGGTTAAAGCGAGCATTTCCGCTTCCCGGAAACAGCATGCCGGGATAGTGTTCCTGGGATACGTCGGGAATATCTTTCGGTTGTTCTGTTTTCCGGGGCGTTGCTGAACGGGAAACCGGCGGCTTCGCCGGAAGGCTCGCTCCGATCTGGAGCACTGCGCCCTCGGCCAGTTCCCCCTTAATGTCCTCTTCCACTTTCCCCAAACTATCCTCTTTGCTAAAATAGAGGTGCAAGGGAACCTTTTTCCCCTCGTCGTGCAAGACAACCTCATAATGCCCTCCCGCAATACGAGACTCGTTCTTTCGCCATTGCAGGGACACTTTCAAGGAAAGATCCTTCGAGGAAATAACCCCCAAGGGAGCCGACTTCGCGTCGCCCACCAAGTCCCCCACGGTCTTGCCCCCATGCTTTGCCGCGAGTTCCGCTTGCGCCCGTTCCTGGGACTCTTCCTTTTCCCGGTATTCGCGCTCCACCTTTTCCCAGTGCTGCGCGACCTTGCCCGTGCGAACCTGCTTCGCATGTTCTTTCAGTGGATCGGGCAACTTGGCGATTTCCTGGCGATTGAGGAGACGCATGTTTACCGGGTCGCCGAGATCATAGGGACGCCTCTCGGTCGGGTCGTCTCCCTCGCTAAGACCCTGGATTCCCCGCTCCTCCATGCCATGCACAACGGAATAATGGGGTTCGTCATAGGCCGGATGAAACTCTTGCACAATATCGCCGGGTTTCACCTTTTCCGGTGTGACCTTGCCCCGTTTCCGGGTTTCTTTCATCCATTCCTGGTGCGCCTGTTCCCGTTTCGCTGCGGTTTCCTGCTTCGCTTTCGCCCCCGCTTCGCGTTTGGCGTTCTGTGCAGCCACGCGCCGATTGATTTCCGGGTCCCCCTCGACCGTCCATTCTTCGTCCAGGTCCATCGCCTTGGGGCCGGACACCCCCCCCTCGCCACCCAACGCGGAATGAGATCCGGTGATTTTCACCCGCAACCCCTTTTTACTTGAATAGACTTCCCCCTTCACCGAAGCAGGCATCCCCCCAAAACCGGCAAAGACCATATAGACCTGATCGCCCGGTTGCGGCTCTAAGCGCCCGTCCGGGCGCAAGGGCCGCCCGGCAAATTTCCCTTCCGTGGCCCGTGGTGCAAACAACCCTTCCTTCGGGGTTGCGGGTGCGGGCTTCTTCGGCGCGGCGAGCGGTTTCTTTTCCGGCGGTTTTGCCGCCGGCTTCTTCGCGATCACAAGCGCAAATTCCCCACCGGGATAGCGTAGGATTTGATTGCTCAACTCCAACAACACCAATCCGGCGTTCACCTGTCCCCCCTCTAACCCGGTCTTTTTGATGATTTGATCGAGGTGAACTCGCTTCCCCTTCGCCGCTTGAAGTACCTGCAACACGGTGGCTTTCAGTTCTTCCTGACTGGGTTGTGACGGTTTCGCGGTAACGGGCTTCTTCGGCGCGGCGGACGGTTTCTTTTCCAGCGGTTGCTTCGCGATTGGCTTGGGAGCCGGTTTCGTTTCCGTTTCCTTGGCCGCGTCAATCTTCTTGGCGTCTTCGCCCACCTTCGCCCAAAAGGACGTGGCCGGGTTCGTCTCCTTCTTCGCCGCCGCGCGCGGGGCAGTCACGGACGCGCCCGGTTCCCGTTTGGTGCGCTGGTCCTCGTGTTCGGCCACCCAATACCGTTTGCCCTTCCCGGAGGTGCTATAATGACCCGCAACACGGGACTTACACAGTTCCAAATATTCCCTGGCTTGACTCAAAGACAGCTTAATCACCGTAGCCCTCTTCCTTCAGTTTCCCCAAATGCGCCGCCACTATCGGCGCAAACCCGCTTTCGTCCACGTGGCGGGTTTCTTCGCCAATCTTCATGCTCGCCGCCTTGTTCTTCAGCCGATCCTCGGCTCGCATTTCGTGCGGCGTGCGCGTGCGCACGTGAAGCACGTCCACCGTCGCCGCGTTCTGCCCGGTGCGCCATTCGCGCCCGATGCGCTGCCGTGAGGTCGCGGCGGTGTCCGTGGTGTCCCACTCAACCATCAGTGAACCCCCGGGCAGGTTCATTCCATAGTTCGCCGCATCCGTGGCAAACAGCATTCTCGGCGGTTTGTTCACGGCCCATCCCTGCCGTTCAATCCACCTCCTTTGCCGCTCATCCAGCGGCTTGCCCTCGTCCTCGTTGTACCACCGCGCAATCGCGTCTCGTTGCCAGGACTCGCTGACGTCTCCTTCGATAATCACCGCGTCTTTCGGGTCCACCCCCATCGCGGGAAGGATCGTGCTGCGAATGACTTCGGGACTGTCCGAGAACACTATCGCCTTCCGTTGGGGATAGCCCTTCTCCTGGAGCCAACTCGCCACGGGTTGGGACTTGGAGTTGGCCTCCGCGCTGATATTGTTGACCGCCTTCTTATCCAGGCCGTGTTTCGCCAGCGAAACCCCGGCGACCCCCGCCCGTTTTGCCGTCAGATACATTTCGTTATTCTCGGCGATCTGCTGCGTTTGCGCCTCGGTCGGGTCCACATAGAGCGTCTGTTCCTTCAGTTCCACCGGGTTGCCCGAGCGGTTCTTGGCGTTTTCAATGACCAGCGATCCGTCTTTCTCGACGTGCAGGGAATGGCCCACCACCACCCCATCTAATTCGTGCTGCAATTGATTTAAGAGGGACTGGTCAAACAGTCCCCGTCGCCGCTCCAGGCCCCCGTAGCGTTCCTTGAACTTCGCCAGGGACCCCAACGCCCCCGGTTGGAGACTGTCCACCAGGGAATGGAGCTCGGTCAGGTCATTCTTCACCGGAGTTCCGGTCATTAAGAGTGCGTATTCCATGTCCGGCAGGACCCGGCGTAGGGCCTGCGAACGCCCACTGCCGGAGGCCTCGCCGCGAATGGTAAACTCATGCGCCTCGTCTACGACCACAGCGTCAAACCCCCCCTCCTTAATGTCTCCCTCCCAATTACGGAGCGCGTCCCGCGTGACGATGGTAAAGACCTGATCGCCTTTTCCCGCCTTGCGCATTTTGTCCCGGCTATCGGCCACGGTGTAGGAATCGTGGTATTTCGGGTCGGCAAATTTCTCGATTTCCCCACTGAACTGCTGTTGCACGGACAACGGCACGACCACCAGGACCTTCTTCGCCAGCCCCTGCTCGACCAGGTTGGTCGCGCCCAGGATGGCCACGGCGGTTTTTCCCAGACCCGCTTCGTCGGTGACGAGGATCTTCTTCTGCCGCTCCCACATTTGAATGTCCGCCGCCTGCGGCGCGGACAGCATAATGTTTCCCTGCTGGCCCGGGGCGCGGTATTCTCGACCCGTGGCCGGGTCGAGATTTTCGGACTGTTGCCCGAGGTCCTTGATCCGTTGCACTTCCCGGTCCCGTTCCAAGCTTTCGACCTTGCGCCGTTTGACCAACTTGGACATCGCTTCGGGTTTCACTTGGAGATTGTAGTGCCGTTGTTCCTTCTGAACGGTATAATCGCCCTTGCTTAACCCCATTTCCCCAGCCATTTCATGCGTTCCCACCAGGGTTCCCCGGCCCCGCAGGGAGAGCGGGTCCGTAATCGGCCCTTGTGACAATAGTTCCGCCACGGACGAGGCCATTTCCAGACTGCCCAGACTGCGGGCGACCACGCGCTTGGCTTCATTGGTGTATTGCAGCGCATAGGCCCGCGCCTGCTGCGCGGTTAAGAGACTGCTGGCATTCTTTCCAGCGAACTGTTCAAACTCACCGGCCCGCTGCAGGAGGTCGTCGTGCCGCTGCATGGCGGCGGCGGCGACCGCGCTGGAATGCTGCGCCACATACTCGCGCACCGCGGCCGCGGCTTTCCGGGCATTCCCTCCATAGCGATCTAAAATAGACTGGGCCACTAATCGCGACGAGGCCGCCGCACCGAGTTTGCGTACCGACGTAGTATCCATGAGGGTTTCGCCTAACAGTTCATAGCCCAGACCGGCCGCGGTATCCGCCAGGCCGTGGTGCAACTGTTCCTGCCGGATCGACTTCGGAACGGCTTCGGCGGCTTGCACAAGTTGCAGGTTGGTCAGGACTTCTTCCTTGCGAACCTGCATTTCCGAGGCATATTGCCGCATTTCTTCAGGGGTCAAGGCGCGGGTTGCCAGGTCTACCGCGCGAATCCCTTCGGCCTCGCCCCGTTTGAGCGCGCGGCGCAAGGTCCGCGCTTGCGCGTCCAACTCCCGTTCTTCGATAAATGAAGAAACGAGTTGTTGGCTTTCTTCATCGGAGAGTTGCAATTTTTCGGGAAGGAGTTCCTTCAGGTAGGCCACCATGTCGTCAGGCGTGGCTTCTTCCTTGCCTTCGCGCGGCTTCGCCGCATGCTCGGCCACCTCTTCCGCGGTAATCGCCTCGGCTTCATGTTTTACCCCGGTCTGGTGTTCCCGCGCATGTTTCTTTAAGGCCCGGTCTAACGCCTCCTGTTGGATTTTGCGCAGCGCCGTGGCGTGATCGGCCTGGAATTGTTGTTCCGTGTGCTTCACAAATTCGTCGGCGGCTTCACCAAAGACCCCTTGCGCCTTCGCCTTGTCTTTCGCCAGGTCCCGGACCTTTTGTAGTTGCTTTTCGTCGAGGTCCAACTGGCCCACCGCAGCAATTTTGTTCCGCACCAGGTCCCGCGCCTGTTGTTTGAGTTCCTGCTTGCGCGAGACCATAGCCCTCTGCTTCTCTTCCGCCTCGGTATGTTCCTTTTCCGTCAGTTCCGGGGTCGTTTTCTTTTCTTTCAGCGGCTTCGCCTCGGCGGAACTCCCACCCTTCAGCTTGATCCGGGCAAAATTCATCTTACCCTCGGCCCCACCGACCACTACTCCTTCATCATTCCCCAGGTCTTTAACGATGATATGGCGACCGTCCTCAGTGGTACGCCAGACCAGGCCGTGTTTCTTCATTTCATCGGAAGTAAAGTGGGTTCCCGTCGAAACCTTCTTGCGCAGAGCCGGATCGAGTTGCTTTACGGGGACTTTCTCCCCCGTGTGCTGCACCGGCGGATGGGCTTTATACAGCGTTCGGGGCAGGGTAAATGTCCAGCCCCAGAGTCCCTTCTTTACCTTCCGTCGTCCCGATTTTGACGGCGGCTCCAGCGAGAAGAGGGCGTCACCGTGGTGATAGGCCGGGGTCCCCCGCGCTTTGAGCTCGGCGAAAGCGCGGTATACCGTGTCCAGGGAACCGATCTCCTTCGCGAGATCGGACATGGAAATCAGGCCGGGTTGCTTCAGGAGCGCATAAACCTGATCGGTCGGCGAAGCGGGCTCCTCTTCCCGCGCCTGCGGCGCGGGTTCCGGCTTGACCTCCGGCTTCTTGGGCGCGGTCCCCGGCGCTTCCACCACGTCCCAGAGGCTCAGTGGACGGGGCTTGACCGGGGTTGCGGACGGCTGCGCCGCCCGTTCCTTCCCGGACGGCTTCGCCGTCGGGGAGACGTCTAACAGCGCCGCCTGCGGTGCGTGTTTGACCCGCTTATCACTGTGCTCTTTGACCCAAACCCGCTTGCCACTACGTGTAGTCATCCAATGCCCGTGAATGGTGGACTTGATCAGCCACCCCCAGACCGACTTCTTGACCGGAGGCGGCACAAACACCACCGAGTCCAAATGCTGTAAGTACAACTTCTCCCGCGCGACTTGCGCCTCTTCGGAGTCTTTTATGTGAACAGGGACCATTGTTAATTTCCCTTCATAATTTCCCACGGAGCGAAAACCGTCGGATCGATGTAGTCCTTCAAGGCAATCTGGGGGGTATTCCCCAGAAATTGAGAGACCAGCACCGCCACTTGCTTTTGTAACTTCTGAAACGCTTTCGGCGTCGCCGGAGCGGGGAGCTTCTCCACTTGCTCCCGCGCCAGTTGCGAGGCGTGATAGGTCCGAAAGTCTTTCGCGGTAAAGTCCCCGAAACGCGCGAGATACTTGTTGACTTGCATTTCGGAGACCGAGAAGAGACGATCTTCCGGCGCTTTCCCCGCTAACTGCCGGGTCATCACCCGAGCCAGGTCCCGACTGCGGATGGAGTGCTTTTGCGCCACCCCCTTCTTGCCGGTGAAGTCGAAGTGGACGGTATCCCCTTCGATCCGCACATGCTGCGCTTGCAACGTGGTCGCGCCAAAGGCTTGCTTCTCCGCTTGCGTGTCCCGGGTCGAGCCGACGCGGAACGCCGTCCGGTCGATCAACAGCACCACGGACGCTACTTCATCCCCGGCTGGCGCGGCCGCTTTGACTTCACGTCGCAACCGGGGCAATACCCGCGCGAAGTCTTTCGCGCGGGTAAACTTCTCCTCGGCGGAGGCGGTCTTGTGCGAGGCGGTATACAAGTAGACCCGTTTCCCCTTGCGGTCAAACCCGATCCCTTGTAGATCCGCGTCGGGATCGGGGTTGATACGGACCTTGACCAGATCGGGACGGCCCTTCAGATAGTGCCGTGCGCGAATTTCTTCCTCTCCCGTGAGCGATACGCCGCTTTCCTTGCGGAGCGGTCCCGTGGACGACTCGCCGAGAATCGTCCAACGCCCGGACTCGTCGCGCGGCTCTGTTTTCCAGGCGTCCTTCCGAGAGGACGCCCGCCGACCTTTGATCAGCCAACCCCAGAGCATGTCTAACCCCTTTCCCTCGCCTCTTGCGATGCTTCCACAATCTCCTGCGGGAACCGTTCTTTCCGCGCCGCGCTCTTGCGCAGCGTCCACCCCCAGAGCCGTTGCGGCGTCAACGCCGCGCGGTTCACCCGGAACCCCCAGACCGCCTTTTTCACCGGCTGCGGCTCTGGCTCACAGTATCCCCCCACGGGCTGCTCGTCCCCACAGATCCGACAACGGGGATGGCCGTTCGGATGGGTCCATTTCGCTCTCTGGAATTTGTGTCGTCGCTTCGCGACGGCGGTTTTGGCGTGTTCCCGGATTGCTTGGGTTTCCCGGTCAAAGTCGGCCTGTTGCGTCGCACTCAAAGCTTTCGCCACCTTCCCGGCCATTTTCTGGTAAATGGCGTTGACCAGCCGCCAGAAACGGTCGTCGTCCTCGGAGAGGTCCGGGTATTGCTTGCGGACGGCGGCTTTCGCCTCCGCCCACGCCGCTTCGTCTTTCGCTGTTTTTATAAACGCTGGCATACGCGCTCCTTGCCGCGCCTACGGCGCGGCTTCTTCCAACCCTAACCGCTGAGCCAGTTTCCCCAGTCCGAACGCTTCATACGGAGAACATAGGGGAATCTTGAGCCGCTCATACACTCGCACCAGTGGCCAGGGATCCCTATAAGCAACGCCACAGTCGTCCACCGCAAGCCGAATTTCCCGCGCCAACGGCGCAAGGATTCGTTCCTTGAAAACGTCGTCAGGTTCGTCCGTGTCCCGGCAAAGCAGGGTTCCCGTGGGGAACCCCTGCCGCCAGAGCCAGCGTTCCGTCACGACGGCATGTTTGGCTTGCCGACCGGTCAAATACAACACTTTTGACGTAAGACAAAACTGACGTAAGACAGTTTTGTTGTATTCCCACGGCCAGACCCACTCGCTCACGAGGGGGTCGCGAAGAATCGCCGCAGGGCCGATAAAGCGATCCCAGTCGTAACTTCCGTCTGGTCGCTGCACCACCCCACGGCGATGAGCCGGATCGGCCAGGGTGTCGTCAATGTCCAAAATCAACCACAAAGGGCAATTCCTCCCAGTAAATCCAGTGCCTCTTCCGCTCCGGATCTTCCCACTTTCGGGGAAGCCGAAGAGTAAAGCCCCCCCCAAGAACCCGGACGGGCCGGGCCGGAAAGCCGTTGTCCAGCCAGAGGGTAAAGGACCTTGGTAAACCAATCGGCATTATCACGGATCGCTCCGCCAGCCGTCGGGCTTTAGCCGACGGTCGTTGACCCGACCCCCGCCTTCCACGGCGGCCGCCGCCCTGCGGGACGGCGTACCGCCTTTAAGGAACACTGACACCCCCGCTTACAGGCGAGTTTCAGCGACTTCGGGAAAAGCCCCCGCGACAATAAATCGGTCGGCTCATAGATCCCGTTCTTCCACGGCCCGCCCGTGGCCAGTTCGGGGCAGGACTCGCAATGCTCGGCTTCGCCGAGCACCCATTGTACCGCCGCTCCCTGCGGTAAACCACAGAGATACCCGGCCCAGTAGGCCTGTTCCCCCGCCGCCGCGTATAACGCCATGCGGCGAGCATAGTCCATGACGCCGCGTCCCGCGTCCAGGTCGTCGAGGAACTTACGGAGATATTTGAAGTCTTGATACCGCAACTTTCTGAGCAACTTGACTTCCGTTTCCGTCAACTCCCCGAACTTCCCGGCCGCTTCGCGTCCGGTGACGAAGAGCCGTTCATACGAGTCACGGATCTCTTTCTTCAGCCACCATTCCGCGCTCCCGCGCGGGCGCAATCCCGCGCGATAGGCGCGGATGTGGTGTTGGAGATGCGCGTGGAACTCGGCCTGGTAAAGGCCCCGTTCTTCCGTGAGCAACCCCGCGGGCGTGGACGGCAACGACCGCGCCCAGACCGCTTCCAGTTGTGCCGTGGCCCGGTCCAGCTCGGCTTCGCCGAGGTTACGGGCGGCTTGCTCCTGGCCCCAGGCCCCCAGACCCGCTTTCTCCAAAGCCTCCCGGAGCGTGGGAATGGTTTCGATGTAGCCGAGTTGGAAGTTACGCGCTTCGTTCAAGGGGATTTTACGCATGTTCTGCTTCCGTCTCCGTTTCTTCGTCTGCCGTCGCCTGCGGCGGCAGTGCGGCAACCTCCTGGTAGGCGCCGAAATCAATCCCGCCTCGCTCCCACAGCCGATAGGCCCGATCCTTCAGGGGTATCTCTTCGGGATACCCGCAGTGTCTTCGCCACGCCTCCGCAAAAATCAGGTTGCGGAGGCGAACCCCCCCCAGAACCAGCGCCGGATCCACGTCTGTCACGCTTCCTTCCTTCCTTCTTCTTCCCCTTGCGCCGCCTGCGGCGGCGCTTCTTCTTCTTCCTCTTCTCCCGGTTCCCCACCAGGACCTTCCGGCCCTACCGGTCCCCCCATCCCCCCGATCCCATGCTCGGCCATCCATACCTGCAAGAGGGGCCCCTGCGGGGCCGTGGGCCATTGCGCAAATTCCCCGCCCGACTCCTCGTAGGTATTCGCCACCATCTCCCACCAGGCGTCCTCGTCCTCTTCTTTGAGTTTGGCCTCGGACTCTTCGCGTTGCTTGCACACCTGCCGCCACAGGTCGCGATCCAACGGATCGCGCACGGGCGACAGGTCCTTCTCGGTACGAATTTCCGCGACGGATTTAATCCCATTGCTCAGAAAATGGGCGTCCGCTTTCTGTTCCGCCTCCTCCGACCGAGGCTCCAGGTTAACGAACCGGAAGCAGAAATCAGGATCGATCCGGGCGACGCTGGCCGTGTCCAATTTTTGGCCCAGCCATTGCATCTTTGGAACCACGCCAGTAGAGGCGCTATACTCAATCCGCTCTTCCAGCGAGTCGCTGCTCAGCGCATTGGAACTTTGCCCGAAGTGAGCGAAGTTCAACTCTCCCGCTTGCAGGCCATGCACCGCCGCGGCAACGCTGGCACAGAAGATCATCCACTCCTTCCAATACATGCCGGCCGAGGGGTCTTCGTCCATCTTGATGTATTCCGGCACATCCTCGCCAAGATTCGGGTCCACGCTAATAATCGGTAGCGCCCACAGTTGTCCCATTCCCCCAACGCTCAGGCGCAGGTATTTGCGAAACGAGGCGATCCGGGTATCCTCCGCGCCCGACATTCCCTCACGGATCTGACGCATTTTCACAACGAGAAACCCCCGGGGAATGTGGTTGCTGTCGAACTTTTCCAGGTTCGTTTCCATCCCGTAGAGAATCCCGGTAATCAAGTCCAGACACATTTCGTTTTCGGGATAGCCGATCTCGCTGCGGGTGGGGTCGTTGGACGGGTTCTGTACCAGCACGGTCAACTCGTCCCATTGAAACTCCCGCTCGACCTGGTTTTCGGTGGTGGGCAACACCAAGACGTATTTGACGTGCTTCAACTCGGGTCGGATAGTGGGAATATACCCTCCCTGCCGGAAGAAAAAGGGCGCTTTCACCTCGTCCTTGCCGGGCTGCTGCGGACGGGCGCGGCGCACCCGCGCCCCGTCCACGGACTTGAAGAAAACAATCGGGTATTTCTTCTCGTTCTCGCCGACCTCGAAGCGAATAGCCGCATGATCGAAACGCAGACGGTCGGTAAAAACCTTCCGCAGGAAGGTCGGGAAGTCGTCGGCGGCTTCGGTGAAGTCCGCCGACCACACCGCCGGTTCACCGGTCCGGGGGTGTTCGCGCACCAACCCGCCATGCCAGAGCAATTGCTGAATCCAGGTGGCTTTCTTCTGGGCCGCCGACGTCATGTTCTGCTTCGGATCACGCAACCCGATCTCAAACCCGACCTGCTGCTTTTCGGGGTTCGGTCGGCTAAACCGCGCCAGAATATTCAGGAAACGCTGCTCAATGGCCGCGAAGACGGGATTGCGCTGCGGCACGGTCCGCAGCGCTTCCCAGGTGATGCGCTCGCGCGCGGGAGGGTTCACAATCCCCGGCGCAGCACCCATTTCCAGCAGGCCCGGCGTACCCCGGTAGGGCTGCGCTTGCGCTTGCCCGCCGGAGAGTGACTTCACCAGTTCCTCATCGGCCTGAACGACGGCGACTTGCTCGCCGTTGGGCAGCCGCACCACCTGACCGCGCAGGTCCCCTAGCGCTTTCTGCACCAACTGCGACTGCACCGCCGGGGGCAGCCACAGTTCCGGGACAGGAACGTTCCCGTTCCCGTTCGCGATCCGGGACTCCACTTCGTCCATCAATAGCTCAAAGCGTGCGCCTTTGGAAATTCCGTTATGCATTAGCGATAGATTCCTAATTCTCGCAAGTGGTCAATCACGTCCTCGCCGATCTCCCCGAAACGGTCGGCGCGTTGCGCCAACGCTTCCAGTTCCAGATCCGCCTCATTCTTCTCGGCCTGACCGCAACGCCAGCAGACCCGCATTCCGGCCACCGCACCGGACTCGACCCACTCATGCGGACAGTCTATTTTCCCGCGCTGTTCGGGCGTGGGGTGCAGCACCAACCCCTGGCCGAGCCGGTTGCAGGTCGCGGGGTATTGCAGCGCGTCTTGCAAATGCGAGAAGCGGTTCTTTTCCGGTTCTTCCTTGAAACGGCCTTCGGCCATTTCCCGGTAATGGTACGCGCCCTCAAAGCCTTGTTTGAGGATATGGCAGCAGGAGTTCATTTGGAAGAGCGGCGTGCCGTCCTCGGTCTCGCCGCGCAGCCATTCGCTCACCGCGTCATAGCGTTCGGTCCAAGTCTGAATGCCGCGATTGGGCCATTGGCCGAGTTCCTCGGCCATGATCTCAGCGCAGGTTTTCTCGTCCGTCTGCGACTGGCTAAACCCCGCGGGGTCGCAGTAGTCCTCATACTTCGCCCCGGGAAACCGGGGCAGGTACTCGGCTTTGATCAGACGACATAACGAGCGAATACCCGTGTGTAGACCCTGGACTTCGGCCAGGACGTTCCACCTCCCCCCGGGGGTAAACTGAGAGAACACACAGGCCGGCATCAAGCCGAAGTCCCATCCCCGTACTACGGGAATTTCCGGGAGATAGGCCAGCGGCGTTTTCGCCACGTGGACTTCGCTTTCCCAGGCGTGGCGAAACACCGGCAACCCCTCCACTGACGACCAGTTGAGTTCAAACTCGCGATCCCAACCCAGGTCGTCTAATCCCTGCCGGGCCTGCCGTTTCCACTCCTCCGACCGCTTGTCGGGGTCGGCGGTGTAGTGGATTTGCAGTACGTGGAAACCTGCGTCCGTAGTCCACTCGCGCAGGCCCGTTTGGTCTGTGAGGGCAACGCTCACTCCGGCTCCCCGGGAAAACGCAGTTTCCGGATCTGGTCAGCAATGGCCGTCGCCACGCGAAAAGCCAGGGGCTTCCAGTGTTCGATGACGGCAAGGACGGCGGCGATGGCTTTGTTCCAACCATCTCTCTGCTCATAGATCCCCCCTGGCGACCGGAAAAGATCACGGTGGTCTCGCTGGAAATTCTTCTGGATGTCGGGCTCCAACTCCATCGCCGCATATTTTTCCACGTCAAGTCCCAGAGCCGCCAGGGACTCCTTGGCCTCCACGGGAGTCAGGGCGCAGAGATACCCGCAATACCCCGAATTCCACATGGTATTGAGCAACCGCCATTTCGGCTCGAGACAAACGCTAGCCTGTTGATGCCAGGCTTCCCACGCCTCCGGGTTCTCTTTGCGGTTGGGCGGTTCGCCCGGATCCTCCTGGAAAAACAACACCACTATTTTCCCTTCGTCAATCGTTACACCCATCGTTCTTCTTCCTTTCTTTTTCCGGTTCCCCGGGAAAACGCAGTTTCCGGATCTTTTCCTCGATCGCCGTGGCAATCCGGTGGGCCAGGGGCTTGAAGTGTTCGATGACGGTAAGAACGGTCTCCCTCGCCCTCTCCATGCGCACCCAACCAAGATTAGCCATCTCGGCTTCATGAAAACAACTCACCGCATCGATCCCCGACCCGATAACGACCAGACAGACATCCCGAACCCCCTGCCGATCCATCCATTTCCCAAACTCATGCAGGGAGACTTGCCAAAACATCTCCTCCCCCTGAAACACCACGATCATTCCCGGTTGCGCCAGGGACTCGATTCGGCCTTGCGCCAACAAACGCAAGGCTTCCAACTCCTTTCTTTCCTCATCGTCAATCGCCATCTTTTGTTTCCTCCCTTTCTTTTTCCGCGCTGGACCACACGGGTTGCTTCCACCCCATCACCAACTGCACCCCTCTCTCAAAACTCAGGTCATGGTCGTAAAAAAGGCTATGACCATCCGGGATGGTGGCCAACCCTTGACGGAACCCCTCCACCTCCCCCGGGGACATACGCCTCATCGACTTTCCGTCTCCCCCTAACAGGATACCCACCTCATCCATGCGCTTCCTCCCTTTCCTTTCCCGCGCCGTTCGGCGCGGGATTTCGTGTTATCGACAGTAAAAACAGGTCAAACCAATCCCACCACGCCTGCACCTCCTGCTCCGGCGTGGCGTAACGCTGCGGCGCGGCCGTCAGGGCCGGACAAAGCCTTTCTATCTCTCGCGCCGATTCAAAATATCCCTTCGTCGGATCGGATTGTATCCGTAGAAACTCTTCCAGGAACGGACGTCTCGGTTCACAACTGGTCATGGACAATCGCCTCCATAAACCCCGGCGAGGGCGAAGAGACGATACAGATCTGTCCCCCACCCTCGACAGCCGGCTTGAGCGCGGTCCAGGTGGCCCGCGCCTTCCCCCAGAAGGCGAACTCGTCCCCCAGATACCGCGAGGCGGCATACTGGCGCATTTGATCCGCGCCTTCGGCGACGGCCTGAATACTACTGCCGGTTTCCGGGACGTGCAGCGCGTTGACGGCTTCGGGGTGTTTAGACGCCCGGGCCGCGCGCGTCTTGACCACTGGGAATAACCCCGGCATACGGAGGTGCTCATGGATAAACTTGCACCGCCCGACCAGTTCTTCGCTGCCTTCCAGCTTCCGCGCACCGATGTAAATAGCGCGGTACTCGTGGAGCAGCGCGTCCCAGAGGTGCAACGCGGTCAAGGCCCAGCTAACCAACATCCGCCTTGACTTGGGCACCGCTAATAGCTTCTCTTCTACCCAGCGCTGGGTGAGCAGTCTCAAATATTCCTTGTCGGGAAAGGGCTTGATCGGTGCTTGCGGGTCCGCCTCGTCACGGGTGAAAACTTGTCGGGTGAGAAAGGCCCACGCGCCCGCCCAGCCCGCCGCATAAATGCCCCGGGCCAGGACAATGGCCTCATTTTTCTCCGGTAAGTTGTCCATAGAGCTCTTTCAAGCCTCGCAATTCTTCCAGTAAGTCGGGGGCCGTCAGCGCCACCGTCAGGGGATCGCCGTTCGCGCCGGTGACCTGGGTTTTGGTGGGCTGATCCAGGCCATTGAGGGCCGCCCGCCGCTGCATCAGACGCAGCAGGCGATCCACCGCAAACAGGTCCCCTTGCTCCACCGCCTGCTCCCAGATCGCCGCCTGCAACACGTCCAGACGGTCGTTTTCCAGACGCAGCAACACGACCGCCTCCTCGGTCGTCTGTTTGCGCAGGCGTTCCAGCGCCCGTTTCACGGCGCGGAACGCTCCACTGCGGTCGGCAAACCCCACCGTGGCGGCAATCTGGTCGTAATTCTTACCCTGCCGGCGCAACTCGACCGCCTTCGCTTCGCGCTCGGCTTCGCCGATGCGCCGCCCCCCCGTTTTGCTCGTGCAGGTTGATTTCATATGCGTTGAACTTCCTCATTAAAGAATATAGGTTTCCCGCCTAACCGCAGGTTAGGCGGGGGAGACGGTCCCCTTGCGCCGCCGCCAGTGGCGTACTAACTCGTCCATCAACAGCCCCAGCTTCTCGGCAATAATCGCCACGTCGTCAAGAAACATGGGCTGGGACGTCCCGGAAAACCATTTGACCACGGCCTCCACCGTCACCTCGCAACAATCGGCGATACCCCGCAATTGCGCCCCGGTAAATTCCTGCCTCCGCAGATACTCGCCGAAGGCGGCGTCAAACCCGTCTCGGCGGGGGTAGGGCCATTCCAACCCCTCTAGTTCCGCCTGCGCCTCGGCCAGGATGACTTCTTCCGGGGTCGGGGCCAGGTCCCATTCGCGCCCGTTTAACGGGATCGTGTCCTGGCCGCGCTTGCAGCGCCGAAACTCCGTTTCGACGCGATCACGGATCTTGTGCCGTGCCCAGGTCAGAAAGGTGGTCGCCTTGGCCGGGTCATACTCGCGCATGGCCCGCCATAACCCCTCGTATCCAGCTTGCAAAAGATCCTCGTAATCCCGATCCGAGGGAGCGACCCAATGCGTGACCACCTTCTTCACGTATCCCGTATGGATACGAACCAGGATCTCTCCCGCTTCCCGATCCCCGGCCTGGACCTTCGCGATCAAAACTGCTTCTTCGTTGCACATATTACTCCTCGTCAAAAGACAAGACCCCTTGCGCGGGGTTCGTCCAGCCAAACCCGTGTATGGCAATGCGCTTTCCCCACAAACGCCAGGAGATAGCAAATATTGGGGGCTTGCGCGCAAGCCCCCAAGGGCGTAAAGGTCAGCGTATAGCGGTAAGGGCCATTTCCTCCCGACCAGACCACCATAATCGTGGTCCCCTCGGGAAGCCGCTGGAGTTCATCCATCGTCAAGTAGTTCATCTGGCCTCCTCTCCCGCGCCCTCGGCGCGGGGTTCTTCCCGGAGATCCCGCAGGATTTGCACCGCCTCCTCGATCGCGGTCAGCGCGCGTTCCACGCGCGCGTCATCGGGGAGAACGTCGGAAAGGGGCTGGGGGATAATCCGGCTTTTCAAAAGCAAGACGGGAACCTCGTCCCGGACCACGTCCCAGAGTTCACTCGTAATTTCCACTTCGGGGAAAGACGCGGACTCGATCACTAAGCCGACCAGTTCTTCCCAGTCAGTATGGGGGCCCCAATCCACGAGTCTCGCGTCCTCCGGCACCCCCTCGACGATCTCCCAATCCTTGCCCCCACGAGTCAGAAAAGACAATAACACCACCCACCAGAACCAGACGATCTTCCAGCGTTTCTTCACGATGTCTCCTCCCCCGTACCCTCGGCGCAGGGTTCGTCAAGCCAGACGTGGGTGTTTTTCTTTCTGCCAAAATTATCTAAATTCACATAGCGGAGGGCGAAACGCTGGAGGATCCCTGATTCAACCAGGGCGTGGCGAAAGGAGAGGTTTATTAAATCAGCATTGACGATGAACAGGGGTTTCTGGTCGGGCCAACCGTAGAGTTGGTCTAGAGATCCGACATAGCGGGCCTGGGAGATGGTCTGGTTGGTCCAGCGCAAATAGAGTAGGAACTGATTATAATTGGGGGCGATGACAAGACCTACCGCTTGTGCCGAGTGGGCTTTCATGGCGTCTCCTCTCCCGTGCCGTCGGCGCGGGGTGCGTAGGGGAACCCGCGCCGAGGGCGCAGGCCCAACAGTCGCTCGACCTGATTTCGTGTCAGGGGGTGCAACAGAATCTTCCCCTGGTTTTCCTGATACCAGGTCCTCGTATCCGGTTTTCCCACAGCGCGACCCATACCACACCAATCGGCTACCATTTCCCGGGCGTACTTTCCGGGCATGAACAAAACCCTCGTGTTCCCGTCGTCCTTCCGCAAGACCCAAAACTGCCAATGGTGAGGGTTGCGTTTTTGGTGGAAGAGCCAGGCCAGATCGAAATGGTCTTGGACCGTTTCCCCGTAGGGGGCCAATTCCGCCGCCCCGTATTTCGAGTAAAGATCAAACCATTCCGTTTGCCGTCGGTTCGTATAAAAATATTCGACATAAGCAAACCATTCCGACGGCAGGAACTTGCTCCAATCGTGCCAGAAGCCCCGCCAGGGAATCCCCAGACGGCAGGCTTCGAGAAAGACAAACCACTTGTGCCGCAGGACATACTGAAGATACTTCCAGTGTGCTTTCATGGCCTCTCCTCCGCTTCGACCATCACATAAATTTCACGATCCCGATGGCGAGGACGATCGAAGATTTTCCAATAGTGTCCCGTCCGGGTTCCCCAGCGCCCCCCCCCGGGCCCCTCATAGGTGTAGTCGCAACCCCGCCCCGCCTTGCGGCGATGCGCGAGGATCCGGCGCACCAGGCGATAAGCCTGGACGTAGGCTTTCCATTCCTCCAAACCGGTAAGCCAGACCTCGGGAGAGGCAAAAGCAGCGAAAGTGGCAACCCGAACCCGGTAGGGGCGATTCATGCTTCCTCCTGCCGCCGCCGCCACTCGGCGACGGCTTCTTCCACCAACTCCGGTGGGTGCTGTTGCAGTAGCCGCACCAACCGCTCCACGATCCGTTCTTCCGGGGTGGCTTGCGCCCGTCCGGGCGCGGCCACGACTAACTGTTTCACTTCCGCCACGTTGAGGTGTTCCGATTCGGCCCGTTGCACAATCGCCCGGGCCGGCGCGGGATCGTAGCTTCTCGGTGTTTTTCCGGATCTCCGAAGATCCGTCGGATCAGTCGGATTGGTCAGATCAGTCAGATCTCCGGACTCCGGAATCCGGACCGCGGCTTGCGCCGCCGCCAGGTAGTGCGAAAACGAGAGCGGCGACGCGAGGCACGCTTCCCCTTCCGGCCCGAACACCTCCCACACCAACACCAGCCGGGACCAGTAGACCCGGCCCGCGTCGCTGTCCATCCCCACTTCGTGTTTGAACTCTTGCCGGACCAACGGATCGGCCTGGTTGAGCACCCACGCGAGCAGGGAGCGGGCGAAAAAGACGGGTTTTAACAGGTCTTGCGCCCGGCCCATGATCACGCTTTCGACGTGCTGGCCCTTCTGGAACTGACCGAGTAAGAAGTCAAACTGCTCCGGGAGGGCTCCCGCGCGCGATACCACGTATTGCAGCGCCGCCAGGCTCAGTGGCGGGTCCTCGACCAGTTGCACCGGAACTAACGCTTCGTTTAGGTTTATCGCTAAGTCGGTTTCGCTCGGCCCGACGGGTCGAACGGCGGCGTGGAGGATCGGCTCGTCACTCACGGCGTTTCCTCCAATAGTTCCGCCTGGACTTCTTTTATACAGGGGATACACACGAGCAACCCCTTCGGGATTAGGTGATACGCCAGGCCGTTGAGCGGCCCAGCACACAGGTCGCATTCCAGCGCGGTGGTCTCCCGCAGGGTAAACTGCCAGAGTTTTCCATCTACGCAGATCGTGATGACCGGGATCGGGAGATCGGTAATACTCACGGCGTTTCCTCCTCCGCAGGTTGCCATTCCGCCTCAAACAGGTCGGAGGGGAGAGGCCAGAGTTCCCCCGGATAAGTCTGCACAATGTAGTCCCCCGGGCGGGCGGTCCTTTCCCAGAGCGGGTTAGAGGTGCGCAACCACATCCGCACTTCCGCCGTCCCCGCCCCCTCCAGCCGGGCCCGGCCCTCCCGCAACGCTTCGACGATCCATTCCGGGTCCTCGGTTTGCGTTTCGTCCCCGGTCCACCGAAACGCTTCAACTTCGGTGGGTCGCTTGCGATACTTCATGTTGTTTCCTTCCTTTCAGTCTAACAAATCCTCGAAATTCAACCACCCGTTCGCCACGCACAACAGCGCCACGTAACCGAGCACGTCGGCCACGTCGTTTTTGCGCAGCACCTCCCCCTCTTCCCGAGCGTGCTTGATCCGGCTCAGCTTGTCGTCCAGGCGATTGCAGATCTGTTCCTGCGCGGGAGTGGACGAAAAGACTTGCGCGGGATGCAAGGCGCTGTCTCCATAGCGTGTATTCTTCTCGGCCAGGAACTCCGCGAAGTTTTGCAGACATTCCCGGATTGCCGACGGCGGGTCCGGCGTAGCATTCCAGACTTGCGCCTCTGGCGCAAGCCCGGTCAAGTGGGTGTTCAGACAGGGCAGACACCACCGTTGTAGGACCTCCCCCCGGCAGATCCGCACCATTCCCTCGGGGTGGTAAAGTAGCCGACCACAGATCGCACAGGCCAGGCCAGGGAGCAGACCGTTCAGATCCACAAACTCCAGCACCTGTAGGGGGGGGGTATCTTCCGTTTCCAACAGCCTCACCCCCGATTCAACAACCTCTTGCAGTCGGTCGCAAACCCACTGGATAAACACTCGCTCCTTACTCACCTCCGACTCCTTTCTCGCCGCCGTAAACGGCGGCGACCTGCGCGTCAATCAAACCCGTATAGGCAATCGCAATCGCGTCGAACTCGTCCGCCGTCCGGCCCCGCCACCGGATCGGCAACCCATTCCCCCACTGCCGGACCAGTCCCCGGGCACAGGCCGCCACCAGCGGCTTGCCCGCGGCGCGGTCGCCGGTCATGGTTTCCTTCACGTGCTGCGGCTGGAGGCCCGTCGCCTGCGGCGCGGGCCAGCCTTGCTTCTGACACACCACGCGCAGGATCCCCAGGCCGTCCCGGGCCTTGTGGGCCGTGGGGTGCTTGCGACTATGGTAGATTTCCTCATGGGCCACCACGTCGAGACCGGGAAGCTCCAGCGCCAGGAGCGCGTCCTGCAAGCGGGCCGCGTCATCCACACTGTCGAAACGCTCCAGCGCCACCAGACGAAAGCCTTTCCGGGTATGTTCCAGGACGGCAAACGCCGTGTGCCTGCCAAGATCAAAACCTAAAGCGGTCATGCGTTTTTTCCACTTTCTACTCGCAAGTAGGCTAATCGTGAGTTGCTTAATGGCGCATTAATGGCTCATTAATGGCTCATTCACGGATCGAATTTACGCGACAGTGTCGCGGAAATCATCAGGTGAATCGTCAGGTAATCGTCAGATAATCATCAGGTTAATCGTCAACTATGGGTTCATGAAAGTTTTTGCCTCAAAACTTTCATTACGTCGGAGCGAATGAAAGTTTTCTTTCATCCGACGAATCATCCGATAATCATCCGATAATCATCCGGTTAATCATCCGGTTAATCGTCAACCCCAATGATACTCAAGTATCATTCCCCCGGCGCAATGATACTTTCGCCCCCCCAAAGTATCGTTCAGTATAAATCCCCCGCCCGAAATTATCGTTTCGGGCCGAAAAGTATAATTTCAGTTCGTCCGATAGACAGCGCGGGAGTCGTGGACTTCGCCGTCCCCAAAACCAGGCAGAACCGGCCATTTCAAAGAAAGTGGTTTCCCCCGCTTACGTGAAACCACTTTCACTTCTCCAGCAACCGCCAGGCGGGGGGCCCGAGTCGTAAAAACCCTTTTGAACCCCGACCATTCCCGGAGTTTTTTCCCATCCACCTCCTTATAGGGAGTTCCACTGGCCTGGGCATTGTCCCACTTGATCTGTTCCCAGTGAGAGGCTTGCCGGGGATAAATCCACCCGTCAATCACCGGGAACGGGTCCTGGTACTGGCCCACAATCGCCTCACTATCCCGAAAACGCAATTCCTCGATAAACCCCCACCGAATTTCCCCCTCACAATTAAAAATACAAGCCACCGTCAACCCCAAGTCATGTCGTTTCATCCCCTGCCGATAAGCCGTCTGTTCGTATTTCAGGGACGCCTTGAGTTCAATGTACCAGGACACGGGGGGATCGCCATAGGCGATCACCCCATCCGGCTCAAAACGCAAGAATAACGAAACGGGATCGGTAGACTGGCGCACCACCCCCATGAAATCAGGGATCGTATGTTCCGTCCCGTATGAAACCACCGTAAACCCCTCCTCCTGCAATTCCCGAAAGACCCGTTGGGCAAAGACTTCGCCGCCCCGACAACGCGCCTGGTAGCCACGCATGAAATCTCCTACGGACCAAAGATCATCAGGTCCCGGCAAAGATAGAGCGTCTCTTTGTTCTCCTGGGCCTGCTTGACATAAGCCCCCCCATGCACCTCCGTCGAGTAGGGAACTTGAATCCGATTGTAACAGGACAGGTATTTCGTGATGGCGGTATAACTCTGAAACGCTAAATCCACGAACCGCCCCTCCTCTTTCCATTCCCCGATAATCAGGGCCAGCCGCCCGTTCGGGCGGCTGCTATTCCACTTGCGCTTCACCGCTTTCCCGATCTCCCCGATAGACTTGAGGAACCCGGCCAGGTCCATGTTCGCCAGGTCCGTCGGCTTCTGGGAATACCTCTGCTCGGCCTGCTTCCAATAGGGCGGATCGAGAAACACAAAGTCCGGCACGGGCAGATCGAGCGGAAGTCCCTGCGTGAGGTCCCATTCCCGGATCGCCTCGGCCCGCGCCGGAATGGGGGTCAAGTCGGAGACGTAATACCGCCGTGCCCGCGCCGTGCAAACGTCAATCGTCATACCCCCACCCGCGAACGGGTCAAACACCACGTCAAGCGGTTGGGTATAGTAGTAGAGCAGGTTGTCTAAAATCTCCGGGGGGATATTGCCGAAATGTTTGACCTCATTCGTCGCTTTGGCGAAGTTCCAGAGCTTGTAGACCTGGGGCTTGAAATCACGGAAAATATCGGTATCGTTCCCCCGGAACTTTTCCGATATTTCCCGCAGAAAGTCACTTACGGTATTCTGCTCTAATCCCACCACCTCGGCAATCACTTCTTGCGTATGGCAGGAGAGGTAGAGTTCCCAGATCGTTTCCTTGCGTTGTTTCTCTTCCTCTTCCAAAACCCCCTTCAGCCAATCACTGACTTTCTCTTTTCGTACCCGTAATCGCTGGGCAATTTCCCCTTGCGAAGGCCGCGACTCCTGTTGATACATCGCGATGGCCGCCGACCGTTTATCCGACTCTACCAACTGCCAACGCCCTTCACTATTAATCTCCGCGGCCAGATTGAAGATGGCGTCGTCACCATCCACCGGATAGACCAGCACCGGGATCTCCCGGTGGGGCTGGTTCAGATAGCGGGTCTGATAAGCCAGCATCCGGTGCCGTCCATCCATCAGGCGAAAGTCTTTCGCCACACAAATAAAATTGCCCCGCGCTTCAATCACTTCCAGACACTCGGCATACCGTTGCACCAGCGCGGGATCATGTTTCTTTCGGGGATAAACGTTGGGGTCAAAGATTACCTGTGAAAGCGGGATCATCCGCTTCTCCGGGATCAACGATCCGCCCAATCCAAAATCCAGAGCCAATTCACTCACCCTTGCCCCCCTCGCCTTCCGCCTGAAACCCCACGGAGTCCGCTTCATCCTCCCGTTGCAACTCCAAGAGGCGCTCCCGCAAATCCCATTCTGCGGCTTGCAACAGGTCTAATCCCTCGGCCACACTCCCCCAATCCCCCCGCGCGATCCCCGACGAAACCGCAGAAATTGCCGTGCGCAAACGCACGGGCAACGGGTGCTCCCGTTCCGGTTTATCACTGCCGCCCGCATGGTGCCGCAGTGGGAAGATGTGCTTGAGCCGTTGATGATGAAATGCCTTGGCGAACAGCCCAAGCTGCCGGGCCGGACGCTCTTCGTCGTGGACATCAGCGGCTCGATGCGCGGGCCGCTTTCCGGCAAGAGCACGCTCGACCGCATCGACGCGGCGTGCGGGCTGGCCGTCCTGCTCCGCGAGATCGCCGAGGAGCCGGTGATCTACGCGACGGCCGGGAACGACGTGCGGCAGGTTCACGCCACCGCCCTCGTGCCTGCTCGGCGCGGGTTCGCGCTCCGCGACGCCATCGTGGGCATGAACGACAAGCTGGGCGGGGG